AGAGCAACAGCATCGGAAGCCAGAGAGAGCTCATTAAAGCATTTCTCAGGGAGCAGCCGGACATAGAGCTTTACGACATCTATGTGGACGACGGCTTTTCAGGGAGCAATTTCGACAGGCCGGAATTTAAGAGGATGATAAGCGACATAGAGGCGGGCAGGGTAAACTGTGTGGTGGTAAAAGACCTGTCACGTTTCGGGCGCGATTACATTGAATCCGGGAGGTACATTCAGAAAGTTTTCCCGGCTCTTTCGGTGCGCTTTATTGCGCTGACAGACCATTTTGACAGCAAAACAGCGAATACGGGAGAAAGCTCCATTGTCCTGCCGGTCAAGAATTTTATCAATGATTCCTATTGCAGGGATATTTCCACAAAGGTTAAGAGCCAGCTTGCGGTAAAGCGTAAGAATGGGGAGTGCATATCTGCTTTTGCTGTCTATGGGTATAAAAAAAGCGACAAGGACAAGAACAGGCTTGTCATTGATGAATATGCGGCGGAGAACGTGCGGCGGATATTTGCATGGAAGATTGAGGGGATGGCGCTGTCTGCGATTGCGGAAAAACTGAACAGCCTTGGCATACTGTCCCCGAAGGAATATAAGAAATCAATAGGGCTTTCCTATCACGGCGGTTTTTCTGGGGCGGGAAGCAGCCGATGGGGAAGTACGACAGTAAAAAGGATATTGACAGACGAGGTTTACCTGGGGCACATGGTTCAGGGAAAAACGGAGAAAGTAAATTATAAGGTAAAGAAGCATACTGTAAAACCGGAAGAGGAATGGGTGAAAGTGGAAAATACCCATGAAGCAGTAGTATCCGCCGATGATTTTGCGGTGGTGCAGCACCTGTTAAAAGCGGACGGACGGAAAAGCCCGGAATCAGGGATGTTAAACCCTTTTGTGGGGATATTGTTCTGCGGTGACTGTGGCGAACAGATGATAAGGCGTGTGATCCGGTATAAAGGCGTGGCAAAAGTTTATTATATCTGTTCCACAAAGAATCGTGGGGAAGGGTGCAGCAGGCATAGCATAGAGGAAAACACCCTGAAGGAGATCGTCTGTCAGAGCATCAGGACGTTTGCAAATTCCTTCTTGAAAGAAAAGGAACTCTTTGATCATGCGGTGCGCTATGAGGCCAACTTTGAAGCGGTTGCCCGGTACGATAAAGAAATCGAGCGGCTGAAAAGAGAGCAGGATAAGTATTATTCCCTCTGCTCCGGCTTGTATGAAGATTTGAGAGAGGGTGTTGTCACAAAGGAGGAATTTGAACGCCTGCACAGCGGTTTTTCACAGAAAGGGAAGGAATTGGAGGCCGCCATGTTGAAACAGGAGCAGCTCGTCAAAGGTATGTTCAAAAAAGGGGTGCTTTCTGCGGGGAGGCTGAAAACTTTTCAGGACTGTGTGGAATTGAAAGAGATAGACCGCCACACCCTGAGTAGCCTTGTAAGGCGGATCAATGTTTATGAAAACAAGCAGGTAGTGATCGACTTCTACTTTATGGATACGTTTGCTATTATGGCGGGCCTTGGCCAGAAGGTTTTGAAGGACAGGGAAGTGAAAGTGCAGACGGCGGAAAGGGGCGCATAACATGGGGAGAGTGTCAAAGAGGGCTTCCGCCTCCGTTGCGGCGGACAAAGAAACGAAAGTATGTTATAAAGCGGGCATCTACGCAAGGCTTTCATCAGGCCAGGACAGCAAAACCTTGAAAGGAGACAAGGTATCAAAGAATGAATCTGTGGAAGTGCAGGTAAAAATCGCTGAAAAGTATATAGAAGATTTTAACCGGGAAGGGGCTGAGCGGATAGAAATTATAGGCCATTATGTTGACCTGGGGAAAACAGGGAGCAACTTCAATCGTGACGAATTTCAGAGGCTTATGCAGGACATACGGATGGGTGATATTGACTGCGTGGTGGTTAAAGACCTTTCCCGGTTTGGCAGGAACTATCTGGAAGCGGGGAATTATATTGAGAAAATCTTCCCATTTTTGGGCGTTCGTTTTATTGCGGTTGCCGATGGCCTTGATACGGGAAGTCGGGGAAGCGATACAAAGCAGATGGCAACGGAGATAAAAAACCTTGTCAATGATATGTATGCAAAGGATTCTTCCGTAAAGGCAAAACAGCATTTAAAGCTAAGGCGCCAGGAAGGCTCCTATGTTGGAGGGCCGCCGCCCTACGGCTACACAAGCGCAATGACAGGCGGGGCCTGTCATGGGGATAGGAAAATACGGAAACTGGAGCCGGATGAAAATACGGCAGGAATTGTAAGGCATATTTTCAGCCTGTTTATTGAAACGGCAAGTTATGCGGCGGTGGCTGACGGCCTGAACAGGAAAAGAGCCAACCCGCCTTATGTGTATAAGAAAACCGGGGAAGTGTTTTTTACGTCTGAAACCGGGGAATATAAGGGATGGGACAAGAGCGCGGTGGAGCGCATTTTAAAAAACGAGACATACACCGGAAAACTGGTGCAGGGGCGGACTTCCATCACCGCCAGGGATGAAAAGAACCGTATTCACAAAGCGGAAGAGGAATGGGTGGCCAAAGAAAACGCTCATGAGCCCATTATTAGCGCGGCGTTGTTCGAGGAAGCGGCAAAAGTACGGGAAAGGTTACATGAAAAGAAGAGGTTAAATGTACATAGGGCAAAAGGCTGTCCGATAGGGGAGAATATTTTTGACAGTGTGCTTTACTGCGGCGTATGCGGGAAAAAAATGACAAGATGCAGTCATGTCAAAACATATGCAAATGGGCAGATGGGGAGGTTGGAAGCGTATTTCTGCGTGAATGGCAAACAGACAAAAGTGGAGTGCTGTCCCACATCGAACCGCATTTCAAAGACGGAGTTGGTGGATATCCTGTTACCGCTCCTGAAAATGGAGTTTTCCGTGTATTTGGGGAAAACAAAAAAATATACGGAGATCGTAAAAGAGCAACTTCAGGAAACCAGGACAGAGATTGACACAAAGATAAGGAGAATGGAAAGGCCTTTTGCCGCTGCAAAAGAAGAAGAACAGATAAAATATATGGAATACCGGGAGGGCGTTATTTCTCAGAGTGAGTATGTTGCCTTTAAGATGCGTCAGGAGGGGAGAGTTAAGGATTTAAACCGGCAGAAGGAGAAACTGGAAACGGACAGAAAGAACTTTGACGCCGTGACAGGGAAATACCTTGCGGCTGCCCGTGCCCTGTTCCGCTTAAAAAGTGGCAGGGAACTGACAAAGGACATGATAGAATCCCTGATCCGGAAGATTTATGTCTATCCGGGGAAAAGGATAGAGGTGCAGTTTGCCTATACGAATGAACTGCTGGAGGGGGTGCTTACGGATGGATAAGATTGCGATTTATCTGCGCCTTTCCTTGGAAGATGCAGCCATCGAAGATGGTTTGGATAAGGACGAAAGCAACAGTATCAGTAGCCAGAGAGCTATGCTTCATGCTTACATATGCGGCAATGAGGAACTGAGAGAAAAAGAGATTTCCGAGTTTTGTGATGACGGCTATTCCGGAACAAGCATGGAAAGGCCGGGGATGCAGAGGCTCTTAAAAGAGATCAGGGAGAATAAGATCGGATGTGTGATTGTAAAGGATATGTCCCGTTTTTCAAGGGACTATATCGAACTTGGAACCTACATAAACCAGATATTCCCATTCATGGGGGTGCGGTTTATTGCGGTAAACGATCATTACGACAGCCGCGGCTATGTGGGAAGCATAGCTCCGATTGACACGGCGTTTCAGACGCTCCTTTATGACTTATACAGCAAGGACATATCCGTAAAGGTTAAGGCTTCGGTGGAAAATAAGTGTGCAGGCGGCGAATATGTTTTCGGACAGGCCCCCTTTGGGTATGAGAAAAGCCGGAAACTGAAAAATACGGTTGTAGTAAACGAAAAGGAAGCGAAGATTGTGCGCCGCATCTTTGCCCTTGCACTGGGTGGGAACGGCAGCACGCAGATTGCAAGGATTCTCAATGAAGAGGGAATACCAACTAAAATGCAGATGCGCCAACCTGAGAGGGCGGGTAAAGACGGCAGGGTGCCGGCATGGGATAATGTGTCTGTCAGGGCTGTCTTGAATAACCGTTTCTATCTGGGGGAGATGGCCTACGGAAAATCAAAGCAAAAATCTGTGGGAAGTAAAAGCGCTATCGCTGTGCCGAGGGAGGAATGGAAAGTGATACCAGGCCATCATGAGCCGCTTGTCACGCCGGAGGATTACGAAAAGGTATGTCGATTTCGTGGGAGTGCGGACATCCATAGGAAAGGAGAGAAAAACCCGCTTGTGGGGAAACTTTTTTGCGGAGGATGCGGCTATTCCATGGCTTATAAGCCCTTACGGGGAAAGAATAAATACCGCAGATTTGAGTGCCGGAAACATGCGGTTTTACGGATATCGGAGTGTTGTACCTATTTTTCCGCCGATCTGCTGGAGGAAATCGTGCTGACTATGCTGAGCCGGGAATTGATGGTGCGTGGGGATGCCGTAAAAGAGAACCGGAGCCTTGTCTTTTTCCGGAAGTCTTGTATCGCAGGACTGGAAAAAAAGATAGAAGGGTGCCGGGGCAGAAAAAAGGAGCTTGCGGCAGAGGCGGATGCCTTATATGAAAGTTATGCGCTGGGTGCTGAGCCCGCTGCATCTTACAGACAAAAAGTGGACGGCCTAAAGGAACAGATCGCCTCGTTATCGACAGAGGAAGAAAAGCATGGAAAAGAGTTGGAACAGCTTCAGGAGGAATGCCACAGGGTAGAGGAAGATATGAAACAGGCCATCCGATATTCCCATTTAGAAGTGCTTACACAGGATGTGGTTGATATATTTATTAAAAAAATATATGTATATAAAGATAAAAGAGTTGAAATTGTGTGGAACTTCCGTGAAAATGGAAAGGGGATGGGGAGCTTATGACAGGCGTTTCGACTTTGCCTTAATTATGAAGGTGCAAGAATACTTTTTAGGGGAAATATTTGAAAAGGGCTTATTGTTGTTGATCCCATTTTATATTTTTTCACACGAAAAGCATTTTAAGGTGTATAATAGTAATGAAAACAATTCATTTTATATAATTATTTT